TCAATCTTTTAGTTCATAACTTCCAATTAGATCTTTTGATAATTTCTTGACGTCCAAGAAAGGAAGTATGTACGCGCCCCATGGCCCACGAGAGGTCAATGTAATCACCATTTCCCTCAGGCTTCCTATTAGCAGTTCGGCAATATCTATGACCACCCGTTCTTTTGCCTTGACGGGTAACGCATTATAGTCATCACTTATCTCGAACACGGAGTAGATATGGAGATCAAACTTATACTCCAAGTTTAACTCTTCATGAGATTCATTTTTGATAAAAACACTAGCATGCAGCGTAGAGTCTTCAGAGTCCACGTTGAAAGTGCAGCCGATATCAAATGACCCTTCACCAATCGGCTTTGAGTTATCGTATGAAGAGTTAGCTTCTACGTGAATTTCGGGAAAAATCACCCATTTAGGTACTACAGTAAATCTATCCATGTGCAGTTAACCGCCCAGTGTTGACAGTCCTCTGAGGCGCAGATGCCCAGTATTTCTGCTGTGTCGTAGCTGGCGTAGGTCGCTTGGATGACACAACACCGAGCCACTGAATAGATTCATGAGGGTCGGATAAATGTATGCACAATTTTGAATTTAGTGCCCTGGAAATTTTCACCATTGTTTCGATGGTGAAGTTTGCATCACCCTTAAGGATTTTTGATATATAAGCAGGTGAGCATCCAATGTTACTCGCAAGTGCAGCTTTGCTAATTTTTTCTTTAGTCATGGCCGCGTGAATAGAGATCATAAAATCTTGCTTTGCTGACTCTAGCCAGTAGCCTAAGCGATCCTTGCTTTTAGATTTTAATGCGATATAGCTATTCATGATGATTCTCTTATGCGATGTCTTCGTAAAATAACGGAACTTCTATATTTTGATCTAGTAAACGGAAATACTCTCGCTTAATTTTTGTCGCTGCCGCTTTTTCGGGTGATGGAGTTTTTCTGCCTTTTTTAATAAAACAGTGAGAGCAAATAATGATTTTATTTCCTTTGCCATAAAACCAAATAAGACGCAGGTCGCCTTTGATGAACTCGAAAAGTTTTTCATTTTCATCAATCTCATGGCAGATACCATCATTAAGCATCCTTTGGCCATGCTCGGAAAATTTCGCGAGCATACTCAATAGCCCGTCCATTGATTTCTCGTAGTTCGGGCCCAGCTCCGTCAGTGACTCGATCAGAGGGCAACGAAACTCTTCTGCCCCAGTTTTTTCCTGTGCAGCAGTCACGATCCATTTGGACTCCTCCAGCACCAGTAGCCTCATAAGGTTAACCCATAGGTTAATAACGGTCTACTCGATAAGTGTTTCAGAGACGACGGCATCTCATGAAGACTGGGCTTCTTCCTCCAACGATCTCTCAAGCCGCTCTTCATGAATACCTCCTTGTACGTCACTTTTTTTGTCCGCGGATTTTTACGGTGTAGCTAGAAGCGGTGAATGGCGAAGATATTCAAAACCTCGTCTGGATGGACGTATTCCATCTATCTGACGGGCAGAAAAATTCGTAACTGAATCTCTGGTCAAAACTTCTGAAGCGCCCGCACGACGACGCCAACGATTCGGCAGTCCTCGGTGAACGGCTCAATCCGCCAGGCCGGATTCAGCGGTTTCAGGAAGAGTTTCCCGCCGTCATTGACCAGCTTCTTGAAGGTCGCCTCGTTGCTGTCAGGCAGTTTGGCGATCACCAGCTTGCCTGGGGTTGCCTCGGCTTCGGTGTCCACCAGAATCAGCGTGCCCTCTGTGATGCTTTGCCCGACTGGTGAGGTCATCGAGTCGCCTTTGACCTCGAGCCAGAACGCTGGGCCCTTCGAGTCGTATTCCGAGAATTCGTAGCGATCTGAAAAGCCGGCCGGGTAGGGCTCGACCGCTTCGGCCCAGGCGCCCGCGGCAACCCAGCTGATAACCGGATAGCGGAAGGATTCTACGGGCTGACGGGCTTCGCTGACATTTGATTCTGAGGCTTCACGCTCACCTCCCTCGCCGATCGCAAGCCATTCAGGTCTGAACCCGGTCGCTTTTGCCAGTGCGTAAAGGTTCTCGGGCCGAAGGCTTTTGCTTTCCCCCGAAATCCATTGAGTGACGGCCGAATTTGCGACGCCGCAAAGCGCCGCGATTTCGCCTTTCTTTTTCCCGCTGAGCTTGATGGCTCGTGCAATACGTTCGTGTCTTTCCATGGACCCAATATTAAGTTAACTGAATTTAAGCATGCAGTAGTCGCAAAACCACGTTGACTCATTAAATTAAGCATGCTGAAATTGCGTAAAGCTCGAACGAGGATGCGCAATGAATACGCATGAAGTAGCCGAATTCTTCGGCAACAAAACAAAACTGGCACTGGCGCTGGGCATCCGTCCGAGCGCAGTGACCATGTGGGGGGAAACCATTCCCGAATCCCGTCAGTACCAAATCCAAGTCCTTTCCAAGGGCAAGTTCAAGGCGATCAAAAAAGAGCAGGCCGCCTAACTCAATTTTGCTCGCCTCGACGCGAGCAAGACGGTTGCGCGCTCAAAGCCGCGTAACTCATCAGAGCAAAGCCGAACTCGCAGAGGGTCAGCGATCCGCTCGAACGCAGGCCACAGCCTGAGTTGAGACGACAGGGGAAGGGTGGAGGCCAAGGCCACCACCAAGCAGCAAAGGGCGGCTATCTCGCCTTGTAATTCGGAATGAGTGGTCATGGATAAGTCCCTGATCAGTTGATGACCAGATCATCGCTTTGTTGGCGTAACGCCACCACGGAAACAAATTTGAGGTTTTACGAATGGAAGATTTTCTGCGGGCCTGCCAAAGCGCTGTTCTGGATAACGAGGCCAAAGCACTGGCGGCAAAGATGGGCGTTGCGCACGTTGGCCTGCTCCAGCGTGCCAACCCCGATAACGATGCTCACCACCTGACCGTGGAGCACTTGTTCGGGATCTTGCTGCACACCGGTGACATGCGGCCTCTGGCAGCGCTCGCAAATGAATTTGGTTTCGACCTGGTCGCCAAGTCTGCTCCCCAGCCTCAGGCACTCACCAAATCGCTCATCAATGTCGGCAAGGAAGTGGCCGATTTGACTATCGCCGTGCACGAAGCGCTCGGCGACGACCATGTCAGCACCTTCGAAAAATCCTTGATTCGCCAAGAGATCAACCATGTCCGGCAAAGCCTGGACGTGATGGATGCATCGGTGAAGGCCGCCTGAATCCCAGGCACAAAAAAGCCGGGATTGCGCCCCGGCTAATTCGATACCACTCAATGAGGCGGATTATGCAGAGCCAACCCAATTCAAGCAATACCCCGAACCATGTCGCGACACGTTTTGTGAATTCTGAAAACGTGTCGCGTACCACGATGTCTTCCCGCGAGATCGCAAACGTAACCGGTAAGCGTCACGACAACGTGAAGCGGGACATCCTCGCAATGCTCAAAGACCTGAAAGTAGATGCACTCACTTTTGAGGACATCTATCTGGACGGGCGCAATCGCGAACAGGTGCAATACCTGCTTGATCGTGAACACACCGACTGCCTACTCACTGGCTACAGCGCACCGATGCGCATGAAGGTGATTCGCCGGTGGCGCGAGCTTGAACAGCAGCAGGGCGCCCGCGAACAGGTCCTGCTCAATGGCACAAAGGTCGTCGGCGAGATCGCCATCATGGAGTGCTTCACGCGCCTGCTGAAGCCCGCCCCCTCCTGCCAGATGGCAATGCTGACGAAGATCGCCCAGAACAACGGCCTGGACCCGAAGTTTCTCCCAGGCTACGCCGTCGACGCTGCGCCAGATGCTGCCGGCGGCAGCTCGATGCCCACAAAGTCAGCCACGGCCCTCTTGAAAGACCATGGGATTCGCTACGCGCCGGCGGCGTTCAATCGCGCCCTCGCAGCCAAGGGATTTCTCAAGCAACTGCAGCGCAAAAACTCCAAGCAGGAAACCGTCGACTTCTGGTCCGTGACCGAAAAGGGCATGGCCTTCGGCAAGAACCTCACCAGTCCTCAATCCCCCCGCGAGACGCAGCCTCACTGGTACGTCGATCGCTTCCTCGAACTGGCCAAACTGGTCGGGAAGGCCTGATATGCAATTCACCGTCACGATCAACCAGGTGAAGGCGCTGGAGTGGGGGCTGAACTCCCAGCAGGCCCTGCTGTTCGCCTTCGTCTATGGCTGCCCGAGTTGGACCAAGCCAATCAAGACGGACGATGGGATCTTCTTCGCGCTGAGCAAGGCCAAGATCATCGAGGAGCTGCCGCTGCTCACTGACAAGCCGGACACCGCTTACCGCATGTTGAAGGCCCTGGAAGAGGCCGGCTTGATTGAGCTTTCCAGCACCTCGAACATCACGCTGTTCCGCCTGACCGAGAAGGCGATCGAGTGGAATCAGAAGCTTGATGGGTCGGAAAAATATCCGACCCCTCCAGAGAGCAAGGGTCGGAAAAAAATCCGATCTACCTCGGAAAAAAATCCGAGCAAGGTCGGAGAAAAATCCGAGCAAGGGTCGGAAAAATCTCCGACAAATCAGGATACCAATTATCAGGGTACCAATCAGGATACCAGTCAGGACTTGCAAGACGGCCCGGACAAGCCGGCCCGCAACCTGGTGCTGGTGGTTGATCGCACCGACGGTCCCCGCGTCGAGATTCCCGCTGACATGCCAGGCCCCAAAGACCAGTCCTGTAAAACCTTCAAGGCCTGGGCGAACTACGCCATGGCCTACCGCAAACGCTACAGCACCTGGCCGGTGTGGAACGCAAAAGTCGGTGGTCAGCTCGGCCAACTCGTCGACCGCCTCGGTGCCGATGTCGCCCATCACGTCGCGGCTCACTTCCTGAAAACCAGCGATGCCGCCGTCCTTCGCAAGTGCCACAGCCTCAACGAGCTGCTGGCCAACGCCGAGAGCTATCACACCCAGTGGGTGACTGGTCAGCGCATCAACGGTGCCACCGCGCGCCAGTTGGAGCGCACTGAAGCGAACGCATCGGCAGCCGAGCAGGCAGCCCAGATGGTTCTGGCCAAGCGCCAGGCGGGGGCACGCAATGAATACCTTTGAGATGAATGACCAGCAGGTTGCCGGCCTGGCGGCAGCGATCTGCGCCACCGCTGAGGCCATGGGCCAGGAGATGAACCCAGGTACTGCGGCAATGATGGCTGAAGACCTGTGCGCTTATTCCGTGCCTGTCGTGAAGGCTGCGCTGAAAGCCTGCCGCTTTGAGGTGAAAGGCAGGCTGGCCATGGCCGACATCCTGCAACGCGTTCAGGCCGCCGATGGCCGCCCGGGCAAAGACGAAGCCTGGGCGATCGCCATGACCACGAATGACGAGTTCGAAACAGTGGTGCTGACCGACGAAATTCAACTGGCGCTGGCCGCCGCGAAACCTGTCCTCGATGCTGGCGATAAGGTCGGCGCGCGCATGGCTTTCAACAGTGCCTACGAGCGTCTGGTCGGCCAGGCGCGGGAGGACAACAAGCAGGTCAACTGGCACGTGTCTGTCGGCTTCGACGCCAATCGCCGAGTGCAGGCAATCAGCAAGGCCGCGCAGATGCAGCGGATCCCCCAAGAGCGCGCCCAGCAATATCTGGCAGATCTGAGTGTCCAGCCAGTCACCGAGGATGGCCGGGCGCTGGCGGGTTTGATCACCGGCACCGTAACCCGGCCGGCGCCGAAGTTGCGCGCCAAGCTCGCGGCCGTGAAGGATTCGATGCTCGCCATGCGGAGAGCGTCGGCCGAGAAAAAAACAGAACTGCGCATCCAGGCAGCCAACGAGCTGGCTGATCGCCGGGCACTGCTGGTTCAACAGGCCGAACAATTGGAAGCAGGGAGGGCGGCGCAGTGACCATCGACAAACAAAAACTCCAGAAGCTGCTGTGGAGTGAAGTGGCTTCCTGGAAAGCTGACTGCGCGGAGTGGAAGCAGAACGCTGAGGCGCTGGGTGACTTTCTCGGGGAGAAGACCGTGGAGGAGGTGGCGCTTGAGCTGCTGGCCGAGAACGAGCGCCTGAGGACTTTGCGTAGCACAACCGAGCGTGATCTTGCGCAAGAGCTTGAGGTTTGGAAGCACGGCCCGTCCTGCTGGAATTGCGGAGACACCGGTGACGTGTATGACATGGTCGGCGAATGGCGCGGCCAATGCGACTGCAATGCAGCCAAGTTGATTGATGTTTCCAGCGAGCGCGACCAGCTCAAGGCCGAGAACGAGGCGCTGCGCAAGGCTCTGAGCGATCTCGTAAGCGGTGATGTAGGTCAGTCGGTCCAGTGGAACCTGTCGAGCGGGCAGGGTGCCGAAACCGCAGACGGCAAAGCATGGTTGGCTGCTGCCGCCATGGGCAAGGGAGAGCAGTTATGACCGACAAAATCAGCGTCAACTGCCAGGCCAGGCTTACCCAGGCAATCACCCAGCTGACCACCATGTTCCGCGAGAAGAGGTTCGTCGTGGTATCGCTACGCCCGGGCAAGGACCGCACGCTCGACCAGAACCGTCTGTGGTTTGCGATGTACAAACGCATCGCTGAGATGACCCAGATCGGCGACGAAGCGGACGCCCGCCGGTACTGCAAGTTGCACATCGGCGTGCAGATCCTGCTGAACGAGGATGCCGGGTTTCAGGCGGAGTGGTATCGGATCATGCGCCATCTGCCCTACGAAACGAAGCTGGACATGATGGGCGAGTGCCACCTGTTCGGGCCGGACGGATTCCCGGTGACCAGCCTGTTCAACCGTGCCCAGGGCATTGCCTACACCGACCGCATCGTCGCGCGCTTCGCACCGCAGGGCGTGTACTTCGATGACCTTCTGAGTCAGGAGGCTGCATGAGTCTCACAGCAAGGAAGCCCCGCCCGAAGAAATGCCGAGTCGAAACCTGCAGGGCCTCATTCGTCCCGCAGCGCCTGGGTCAGGCAGTTTGCAGCCCGGCCTGCGCAATGATCGATGCGCCCAAGAACCAGGAGAAGGCGCGCAAGGCGATAGATCAGCGCGAGCGCCGCGAGATCAAGGTCCGCAAGGAAAAACTCAAGAGCAGGGCAGAACACCTGCGCGAGGCCCAGGCCGCGGTGAACGAGTATGTGCGCCTGCGTGATGCTCATCTGCCTTGCATCAGCTGCGACTCGCTGCCCAACGACCATGACTTAATCACTGGCAGTCGCTGGGACGCTGGGCATTACCGCTCCGTGGGTGCCTGTCCGGAGCTGCGATTCGAGGCGCTGAACATCCACCGGCAGTGCGTGAAGTGCAACCGCAACCTTTCCGGCAATGCCGTGGAGTATCGCATCCGCCTGGTGCAGCGCATCGGCGCGGACAAGGTGGCGTGGATTGAAGGGCCTCACCCGGCCTGCAAATACACCGTCGAAGAGATCAAAGCCATCAAGGCCGATTACCGAGTAAAAATAAAAGAGCTGAAGGGGAGAGCGGCATGACATATCGAAACGTGGTATCCGCAGTTGTCCGGGCGCTCGCCGCCGAAACCATTAACTCCGCCGGCGGTTGCGATTTTGAGCCCAAGGTGCAGTGCGCCAGGCAGAAGGGAGAGATTGTCGGCAAGGAAGCAGCGTTTCTTACTGACTGCTGGGTGTTTGGCCGGCTGCACAAATCGCTGTCACCAGCGCACTGGCGGGCCTTAGTCGCGAAGTACTCCACGCATGACGAGCGCAAGCATGGGGCAATACTTGAGCTGATCAAGAAGGCACAGTCGCCGGCGCCGCAACGGTTCCGTGAATGCGCGGTGCTGACGTGGGCAATTCCGCAGGTGGCAGGCGTAGAGGGTAAGCGGTCGGCCGCGGTGCTCCCGGCCGCGTGGTACGACATCACCAACTGGGGCAACGATGGCAAGCCCGAGTCGACTCGGTACCGATGGCGCTCGAACATCCGCAAGGCACTCGACGACCAGGTGAACGAGGCGCTAATAGCTGCTCAAGAGCTGCTGGATTCAGAAGGCCTGATCGAAAGTTGCGCGGCGTAGCAAATAGCCATTGCAATGAGTGAGAAAGTGAGAGAGGATTTACCCATCCTGTCGATCTTGCGCGTAAGGGATTGACACTGAAAACCCGGCCACCCTGCCGGGTTTTTTATTGCCTCGATTTTTTTGGTAGAGCGGTCAGGGTTGCCTGTAACCAGTGGCTTATTGCTCCTATAAGTTAACTGAGTGATGATGTTTTTCTGATATCAACTAGGTTTCGACATGCGCAGACTAATTAGTTTCGCGGTAATTGCCCTGACAACAGCATCTCTCACGGGCTGCCTTGGGCCGGTAGAGTTTATCAATATGGGGCAGGAAGCTTCGTCAGGCACCGAAACGCCTGAGAGCGTGGGGATGGCGCCTGCCAATTACCGAGGAAGAAGCTGCCTTGCGCTTGCCGTGGAAAGAGAGAAATCTCAAGATTTAGCCGTCTATGTAGGCGAGCATCAGAACTACGTCAGAAAGCATGCGCAGTGGGCCGTCACGTCGATCGAGCAAGTTGAGCGCGAGACTGGTTGTTTGCCGGGTGCTACTTCTACTCAAGTAGCGGCGATGGATGTTGTGATCAGGGAGCCTTCCGCGGCGAAGGAACTACAATCCAGGATGCCACCCGGTGCGGATGAGTATATCAAGGGAGGCGGGAGGGTCTCACCGGGCTCTACTTTCGCAGCGCCAAATAAGACTGCGGCCGCGCAGGTTGCTGGAGTACCGTCAGCAGAGCCTTTGCAAGGAGCATCCTCGATATCAGCGCAGGTACCACAGCAGACATCTAAGGCTCAATGGATAGCAAATGAGACTGCTGCGAAATACCAGGGGCGGTCCTGCGAGTATCTGCAGCTAGCGATGGCAGTTAGTGTGCGGGCAGAGGCGTCAACTGATACGGATGTGAGGTCTTTAGCGTCAGCCAAGAAAAAATCTGTGGGCGAAGTGCTGGCGACCCGGTCTTGTCCAGCACCTGTCCCATTTTTAGCTGGACGCCTCGGCGCAAAAGTTAGCCCTATTGATCCCATTAAAGCCGCCCGCCTAGGAATGCCCTTGGCGGGGGCGTCGGTAGAACAAGTGATTCCTGGAAGCTCAGCCTCGCGTGCTGGGCTAATGTTTGCCGATGTGGTGGTGGCAGTGGACGACATTAACGTTGGGGACGACGTAGATTTTCTAGTGGCGCTCAACAAGATTCCGACTGGATCTACTGTGGTGCTAAAAATCTCCCGGAACGGCGCATTTGGGTTTTTACCGGTAGTCCTGGGCCAGCCAGTCCAGTGATGAAAAGTTGGCTTCCAAATTGCGCGCATCCAGCAATTATTTCGTGGTGGTCACGGTCAAGCCTGCGCCCGATAGTCTCGTCCTGAGTCCCTGCTAAATACGCCTGGTAGCAATAGAAAAAGCCCGGACATGCGCGCCGGGCTTTTTTGTACCTCGGAGGAAAGCCCCTACCCAAGTTGGTGTTTTCCCGAATGTATTTTTGCGTGGTAGAGCAATGGCAGATCGTCGGGCTCATAACCCGAAGGTCGATGGTTCGAATCCATCCCTCGCAACCAGTTTTCACCTGTAGCCAGGGCAGCCTTCGGGACGGCCTGGACGTCGATAGCCGGATAGTGCGACGTACGGAATCAACACCGGCAGCCCGTGCACTCTGACCTCACACGCTTGTGGAGTGGTGCGAGACTGGAACAGCGAGATCGATGCAGAAAGGGCGTCGACGCTGCGAAGGTCTTTGGCGGACAGCGCGGAAAGACGCGCGCACCTATTTCAAGGCCTCGCATGAGCGGGGCTTTTTTCGTTTTCGGCTCCACCACACCCATCGCGCTGAGCTGGGAGTGATGCTGGGGCTGATTCAAATCAAGTCATGCCAACGGAGTCGAGCGCATGGAGTATTTGCAGCGCCTGCTCGACAATCTCGACAGGTTTGGATTGCTGATCGCTGGCTTCACTGGCGCCGTCATTGCCAGCTGGTGGCACAAGGACGACCTGACAGACTGGCGCGCCTGGGCGATCTTTCTGATTACCGGTGTCGCCTGCTCCTGGTACCTGACGAGCATGGTCAGCACCTACCTGGGTGTGAGCGAGCCGAGAATCGTCGCGGGCATCGGCTTCCTGCTGGGCACCTTCGGTGGTTCGCTTCTGGCAGCCATCAACCGCGCCATCAAAGCCGCTGACCTCTGGGCGCTCATCCGCCAGCGGTTCGGGGGAGGCAATCCACCATGAATCTTGAACTGATCAACTCCATCGCCTGCGGCTTGATTGCCTTGTGGGCGACCTGGTGTGTCCTGAGCGGCCGGGTGCGAGACGGAATCCTTGGCAAGCTGATCTATTCAGCGATCGCCATCAGCGGTTTCGTCGTGATGACCCGCAACCAGAACATCTTCTTCGGCCCGACGACTGCTGGCCTGACTTTGCACGTGTCCCTGGCCCTTGCCGGCCTGCGCCACATCTTCATGGTTATCTGGTGGCAGCAGGTGAAGGCCTGGCTTTGCAGGACGTTGAATTGCGAACACTGCATGCGCTGCGACAAGCCCCCTGGTGGTATTGAGCGCCGGAAATCATAGGTCGCGACACGTTTCGCGAGACGGCAAATTGTGTCGCGACATTGGAGTGAGCATGACCAACATCACCCGCCTGCATCACGCGCTACCGCTGAGCCCTGCCATCAACAACGCGGTCAAGGAACTGGACGGCGCGATCGCCAAGGCAATTGACGCTGCTAAGGCTGCAGGCCTGCCTCAAGGCCTGGTCGTATCCATCTTGCACGGGCATGCCCACGCACAGACCCTCAGCATGATTAAATCATGAGCTAGCCCATGCTACAGCGGCGGAGTAGCCCATCTTGGCCCCGATACCGAGCGCCTTTTCTGTTAGCGATTTGACAGAGCTTAAAACGCCGTCTCTCGCAGCATCTTGGAGCTGAGCCCCAATGCTGGCACCGCTCAAACTGTCTGGCGTCTTCAGAATCTCCAAGCCTTTTGCCGAAAGAACACAGTTTTTGAAAACACCAGCGAGTTCGGCCATATCGTCCTGTTTTTCAGACCAGATATAGCCGGCCTGGATTAGCCAAGACATCGTGAATTTGAAAATGGCCAATTGATGAAAATATCGCTTATCCCAGCCGTCAACCGTTGGATCTATTGGGGAAGAGTTCGCAGCAATTCTCGGCTCGATAAGTATACGTATTGGGAAATTTTGATATAGCTCGGCAAATATCAAGCCAACGGCATTATCAAATTCGTCAATGTTAGATTCTGCCATGTGGAATTCCTGAGAATCGATCGAACATTAAGGTGTGCCGCAGGTAAGTGCGGCACGGATGGATCACTTAGCTTTGACCTTCAGCGCTTCCTGGATCTGGTCGGCGTAGCCAGAAAGGCTTTTCAGCTCCGCTTCAAGGTTTACAACGGCATTTGACGCAGCATATGCAGCGATCATCTCAAGAGCAGCCCCAACCGCCATTGCACGCTGAATCTCGGGAGGCTGTCCGCGATATGTATGCGCTGCGATGTTACCGATGTTCTTAATCCCTTCAGCCATGATGCAATCTCCTTTGAGTTGATTCCTACCAATACCGGCATCCTGCCACTATTTCAAGTATCAGAGAATTCCAATGACAACCAAGCAACCCAACTGGGAGGCAATCGAACGAGCCTACCGGGCCGGGGCGCTTTCGATCAGAACCATTGCTGATCGAAACAACGTCAGCGATACCGCGATTCGCAAGAAGGCCAGGGCCCTTGGATGGGCGAGAGACCTTTCCGAGCAAGTCCGCAAAGAGGTTCGCAATAAGCTGGTTCGCGGCGAGGTTCGCGATGATCAATGTGCGAACCCCGAGCGGGACGCCGAGATCATCGAAGAGGCAGCGGAGGAGGGCGCGACGGTTGTTCGCAGTCATCGCAGAGACATTCGCAAAGCCACGAACCTTGCGAACCTGCTGATGGATGATCTGCTCACTACGATCAAGCGACGCGAGGAGATCGAAGACGCCATTACTGACGAAACGGCCGACGATGAGAGCGGCTTGCGTCGTGGCTCGATGCTGGCAGCGGTCGCCCTGCCCAGCAACGCCAAAACCCTTTTCCAATTGTCCTCGGCGATGAAAAACCTGCAGGTGCTCGAGCGCACGGCATTCGGCCTTGATGACAAGGAGCAGTCGAAAGACTCCGACGAACTTTCGCAATTGATGGACGAACTATCGAAGGACGCCTGACATGAAGCCCGAGCACATGAAGCTGCTCCGGGATCGATTCTGGCGACTGAACAACCTCTACTTCATCACCGACAAGCAGGGGAAGAAGGTCCGCTTCCGCATGACGCAGGAGCAGATCGATTACTTCCAGGGTATGCACACCCGAAACATCATCCTCAAGGCGCGGCAGCTCGGCTTTACCACCTTGGTCTGCATCGTCCAGCTGGATGCGGCGCTGTTCGAAGCTGCGAAGTGCGCGCTGATCGCCCACACGCTGAACGACGCCAAGCGGCTGTTCCGGGAGAAGGTCAAGTACGCCTATGACAACTTGCCCAAGGAGATCAGGGCAGCCAACCCGGCTCGGAATGACGCTGCCGGAGAGTTGGTGTTCAGCAAGGGCGGCTCGCTCTATGTCTCGACTTCATTCCGTGGCGGCACGCTGCGTTACCTGCACGTTTCCGAGTTCGGGAAGATCTGCGCCAAATTCCCACACAAGGCGCGGGAGATCGTCACCGGCGCCTTCGAGGCCGTGGCCGCTGAATGCTTCGTCACCATCGAGTCGACAGCAGAGGGCCGGGCCGGGTACTTCTTCGATTACAGCCAGTCTGCCGAGAGGCAACAAATGGCCGGCGTGCCCCTGGGCCTGCTGGACTGGAAGTTCTTTTTCTTCAGCTGGTGGCGCAACCCGCTTTACTGGCTGGATTCGACCGACGTCGTCATCCCTGACCGGCTGACCAAGTACTTCGACGACCTGGCCGCCAAACACGGCATCGTCACAAACTCAGGCCAGCGCGCCTGGTACAGCGCCAAGGAAAAGACCCTCGGCGAGGACATGAAGCGCGAGTACCCATCGATACCTGCCGAAGCATTTCAGCAGACGATCGAGGGCGCTTACTACGCCAAGCAGTTCACCAAGCTGTACGCGGCCCAGCGCATCGGCAAGCTGCCAGACAACAGCCACTTGCCGGTTCACACGTTCTGGGACATCGGTGTCGGCGACTCCACGGCAATATGGTTCGTCCGGATCGTTGGCGACGAATACCACGTCATCGACTTCTACCAGAACAGCGGGGAAGGCCTGCGGCACTACATGAAGGTGCTCAAGGACCGAGGCTACACCTACGGAGATCACTGGGGCCCGCACGATATCGATAATCGGGAGTTCGGCAGCGATGGCAAGACCCGCCGAGAGCTCGCCCGAGAGGGCTACGAGATCGACGGCCAGCGCTATTCGATGACGTTCCAGGTGGTGCCGAAGCTCGGTATCGACGAAGGCATCGAGCAGGCCCGGGAGATCTTCCCCAAATGCGCTTTCGACGAAGCCAAGTGCGAGGAAGGCATCACCGCCTTGGAGAGTTATCGCAAGGAATGGGACGACAAGCGTGGGTGCTGGAAGGACAAACCCCTACACGATTGGTCGTCTCATCCAGCCGATGCATTCCGGTACTTCGCTGTCGCCCAGAGCGCAAGAAAGCCGGTCAAATCAATCAAAATGGGATTCGCACGCTAATGGCAGACGTCACCTATACCCGCCCGGAGTACGACGCGGCACAGACCCGTTGGCGGCTGGTGCGCGATGTGTGCAAGGGCTCCGAAACGGTCAAAGCCCGCGGCGATGTTTATCTGCCGAAGCCGAATGCGCACGATATCAGCCAGGAGAACGTCGAACGGTACAAGGGGTACAAGCAGCGCGCCGTGTTCTACAACGCCACCGGCCGGACGAAACGCAGCCTGGTGGGCGCGGTGTTCCGCACCTGGCCAACGCTCACCGTCCCCGGGGCTCTCGACTACGTCTCGAAGGACATCGATGGGCAGGGCGTGAGCATCTACCAGCAGTCGCAATCGGTTATCGGGCATTTGCTCGAAGTCGGGCGCCACGGGCTGCTGGTGGACTACGCTGCCGTGAAGGCCGGCACCGTGAGCAAGGCCGACGAGCAGGCAGGCCGTGCTCGGGCGAGCGTTGCCAGCTACCCGGCCGAGTCCATCAGGAACTGGAAGACTCGCAAGGTTGGGGGGCAGCACCTGCTGAGCCTGGTTGTCTTGCGCGAAGAGGTGGACATCGATACCGATGACGGCTTCGGCAGTGAGCGGGTTGTGCATTATCGAGTGCTGCGCCTGGACGACGCCGGCGTTTACACGCAGGAGGTCTGGCAAGAGGGCAGCAGTGAGACGACAATGATCACTCCGCCTTTCACGCCATTGAATGGCCTTGGGCAACCTTGGAAGTTGATCCCGTTCCAGTTCCTCGGCAGCGAGAACAACGACACCAGCATCGACGATTCGCCGCTGTACGACATGGCCGTGCTCAACATCGGCCACTACTGCAACAGTGCGGATTACGAGGATTCGGTGTGGTTCTCCGGACAGCCACAGTTTTGGATTTCCGGGCTTGATGAAGCTTGGCGCGATCACTTGGAAGCGAACGGCATCTATGTCGGCTCTCGGGCGCCGCTGACGCTCCCGGCCAATGGTTCGTGCGGCTTTGCTCAGCCGGAACCGAACACGCTTGTCAAAGAGGCCATGGACGCCAAGAAAGAGGACATGGTGTCCCTCGGCGCCAGACTGATCGAACGGGGCAGCGCGGTGAAAACCGCAACCCAGGCTGACAACGACAGCGCCGCCGAACACAGCGTTCTATCTCTGGTTGTCAGCAACGTCAGTGAGGCATACAGCCAGTGCCTGGTCTGGATGGCCGAGTTCGTGAACGCCACGGGCGAAACCCTCTACAAGCTAAATCAGGACTTCAGCCAGATCACCCTGGACGCGACGATTCTCGCTGCGCTGTTCAATGCGGTGCAGGGCGGCAAGCTGCCGGCCGGGGACTTCTGGCAGTACCTGCGCGATCGCGGTGTCATCGATCCCGAGAAGACCGACGACCAGATCCGAGACGAACTGGAAACCGAGAATCCCGGCCCTGACTTGGATGACGACGAGGTAATCCCGAATGGCGGCAAACCAGGCGATCCTTGATGCCACGATTCGGCACGCCGTCTTCCTCGAACAACTGAAATCCGGGGAGGTTGCGAAGTTCGGGCCTTTCCTCAAGGAGATCGACCGCTCGATACGGGAGCGGCTGACCCGGGCCGACCTCACGGATTACACCGTCGCCCGCCTGGAGCGGTTGCTGAGCGAAGTCGACAGCCTGCTGCTGGGCATCTTCGACCGGTACAGCGAGAAGCTGAACCTCGACCTGGTGGATATCGCCAACTACGAGGCCGAGTTTGAAGCGACCAGTTTGACCCGGGCGGCGCCGGTGGGTGTTTCGTTCGACGCCGCGGTGCCAGGTGCTGCTGCAATCAGGGCAGCCATCCTCACCAATCCACTCAGCGTGCGTGGTGCGGATGGCGGGAAGTTGCTCGAATCATTCATTGAGGGATTCACCAGCACCGAGCGGCAACGCCTCACTGGCGCGATCCGGCAGGGTTTCTTCGAGGGCCAGACCAACTTCCAGATCATCAAGAACATTCGCGGCACCAAGGCGCTGAAGTACAACGACGGAATCCTGGCCACGACCAACCGGAACGCCGGTGCGATCGTTCGAACGGCTGTGCAGCACGTTGCCACCCAGGCGCGCATGGAGACGCTGAAAGAGAACTCCGATGTCGTGCAGTCGGTGGAGTGGGTCAGCACCCTGGACACGAAGACGACCAGCCAGTGCCGGACGCTCGACAAGCGCCGGTTCAAGCTCTCCGAGGGGCCGCGGCCGCCGATCCACATCAACTGTCGTTCGACGGTGGTTGCGGTGACGCGCTTCAGTGCGTTGTTCGCCGAGGGCGCCACCCGGGCATCCATCGGTGATGGCGGCGCGCAGCAGGTGAGGGCGGACCTCAGCTACTACGACTGGCTCAAGCAACAACCGGCAGCTTTTCAGGACAGGGCTATCGGCCGGGTCCGGGCGAAGCTGTTCCGTGAAGGCGGGCTGAGTGTCGAGCGCTTTGCTGAGCTGCAGCTTGATCGCAATTTTGCACCGTTGACTCTGGTTCAAATGCGCGCTCTTGAGCCGCTGGCCTTTGAAAGGGCAGGAATCAAATGAGCCGAGAAGCAATGACTAGATGAGTATCACTTCCTTGAGTTAGTCTCTTCTCTCAACTCAGGAGGGCGTATGGACGAACAAGATTTGGATCAGGATGACGAGATGGAGGTTGATCGGCCATGTGCCAATGACCATGGCGCAGTTGGTTCGGTGGAGCGTCTTACTGACAAAGGCAAACAGTGGTTCTGCATTGATTGCGACCTAGAGGGTCGCTACGACTGATCCGCAAGTTGTGTAAAACACGCTTAAAGAGCCCTGGCATCCGCCGGGGCTTTTTTATACACGAAATTTAAATAGGCCTCGTCAATGACGGGGCTTTTTCATATCTGCGGGCCGGGCCTGCAAATCGTCTCTGGGAGACAAACAAATGGGTTTGAAATATCAGCTGGACACTCTTGATGGTCTCGATGACTCCGTTAAGTCGCTCTACACCGAGAAGGACGGCAAGTTCGTACTCGGCATTGAGGGTCTGCCGCAGCCCGAAGATGTCTCGGGCTTGAAATCCAAGGTTCAGGAACTGCTGGATGAGAAGAAAGCTGCCGACAAGGCGCGCAAGGATGCCGAGGAACAAGCCCGCCTCGATCGCGAGGAAGCCGCTCGCAAATCCGGCAACGTCGAAGAACTCGAACGATCCTGGACTGAGAAATACAACCGCCGCGAAGCTGAGCTGAACGGCATGTTGGAGCAGGAGCGTGGAACGCTGAGCGGACAGATCCGGGATCTGACCGTTGGCCGTACCGCTACTGATATCGCGTCTGCACTGGCAATTCCAGGCAGCGCCAAAGCCCTGTTGCCGCACATCGAGCGCCGCCTTGGCGTCGAGCAGCGCGACGGGAAGCCTGTTGTGGTCGTCCTCGATCCGCAGGGCAAGCTCTCGGCGGCAACGCTGGATGAGCTGAAAGCAGAATTCGCAAACGACACGGCGTTCGCCCCGTTGATCGCGGGTAGCAAGGCATCGGGCGGCGGGGCTGCTGGTGCTGGAGGTGGCGGCGGGGCCGCAAAAGGAAAAATCGGCGGCACCAAAGAGGAACGCACGGCCGCAATCGCGAGCCGGTTCCCGGATCTCCCTCAATCGTAAGGAATAACTCATGTCCCTGTCGCAAATGCAGGTTTTCAACGAATACATCATGCCGGCGACTCTCGAGACGCTGGATCAGTATCTCGCCGCTTTCAACGCCGCAAGCCGCGGTGCAATCGTGCTGTCCCCGGACGGCTTCACGGGCGACTTCCTTCAAGAGTCGTTCTTCCAGACCCTGGCGGCTGCCCAGCGCCGTGTGGATCGCTACAGCGCAAACGCCACTGTCGCAGCGACCGACCTGACCGAGCTGAAGAACACTTCGGTGAAGGTAGCCGGCGGCTTCGGTCCGATCCGCTACGAGCCATCGCAGATGACCTGGCTGGAGCGCCCAACTGCTCAGGGAGTCGAAGTGGCGAGCCGCGCGTTCGCTGAGATCCTGCTCAAGGACCAGCTGAACACTGCAATCGCCGCACTGGTGGCCGCGATCACCGCCCAGGCAGCCGCTGTCAACGACGTGTCGGCTACCGCAGGCATCACCTACGCCGGTCTGAACAACGCCCATGCGAAGTTTGGCGACGCGAGCCAGAACTTGGTCACCCAGGTGATGCAGGGCACCAGCTATCACAAGTTGGTCGGTCAGAACCTGGCAAACCAGCAGCAGCTGTTCCAGGCGGGCAACGTTCGCGTCGTGGACATCCTCGGCAAGATTTCCGTGGTGACTGACGCGCCGGCACTGATGCAGGCCGGGACCCCGAATAAGGAGATCATCCTTTCTCTGGTGCAGGGCGCGGCGCTGGTGCACGACGGTCGCGACATCATCAGCAACGTCCAGACCACCAACGGCAAGGAGCGTATCGAAACCACGCTCCAGACCGACTACACCTTTGGCCTGGGCCTGAAGGGCTACACCTGGGACACCACCACCGGCGGCAAGTCGCCAACCGACGCCGAACTGGCAACCGGTACCAACTGGGACAAGACCGCCACCAGCATCAAGCACACCGCCGGTGTGGCTCTGATCGGTGACGCCTCCAAGTAACCCCGTGATGTCCAAGCCGGGACGTGTGCCCGGCTTGACGGAGATCCAATCATGAGCAACAAAATCTGGTATCTGCCCGGACCGTTTCACCAGTACCGGGAAGACGTGAAGGCGCTGGCAAAGGCACACGGCCTGCGAATCATCGATGCGAACATCACTGAAAGTCGCGAAGGAGAGGCCGATGATGTGCCGGAGGTGACGGTGCGGCAGGTTGAATCGGCACCGGTGCTGCTGATCGCCGATAGTGGTGATCACAGTGCGCTGCAGGAGCTGATTGACAAGTTGAATGCTGAACGCGATGGCATCGTGCTGCTGATCGAAGCCGCCGAAGGTCTGACTGAACTGGAACACCCAGGCGCCGGCGAACTGCCGATCCGCTTGTTCGGTGCGCTGAAAGCCATTCATGAAGGTTTCGAAACCCTCACGGGTGAACGTGACAACTTGGCGGGCGAGGTTGAATCTCTCCGCGCTGAAGTCGAACGCCTCAAGGTGGCAGCGGATCCCGTCGACAATGCCGAGAAGATCGCGAACCTCAAAGCGCAACTCGACGCTGCCAATGTGACGTATCGGGCGAATGCTTCGGTAGAATCGCTGGAAAAGGCAGTTGCCGATCTGCCCAAGGCGTAACACTTCGGGCTCCGGGTTACCGGCGCCTGATGTCCAAAAACACAGCGAGTTGACACATGGCACTGATCATTGAGGACGGCACCGGGAAGTCTGATGCCGAAAGCTACGCATCTGCCGAGGACCTGGCCCTGTATGCCGTGAAGTTCGGCGTGGCCATCCCTGCGGACGTGCCTGCGCAGGAAGCGCTGCTGCGTCGAGCCGCCTTGGCGATGGACGGCATGACCTGGAAAGGTCGCAAAATGAACAGCGAGCAGGGCTTGTCCTGGCCCCGCAAGGAAGTACTGCTGGATCAGGAGATAAAGCCCGACAACTACCTGCCGGCGCGAATCCAATATGGGCAGATGGCGCTGGCCGCCGAGATTCACCAGGACGACATTGACCCGGTCGAGAAGCGTAAAGGCGCGATCACCCTGGAGCGTGTCGAAGGGGCGGTGACTCGGGAATACGCCACGATCCCCAACACCAGCGGTCGACTGCTGCCGGCGGCGCCTGGTCGGCCGAGCGCCACGCAGTTTGCCGACTATCTCCAGAAGCGGGGGCTTTTCGCCGTCCGCGCATAGCTGATACGGAGCCATCATGGCCTTCTACGAGGAAATGGCCGTGATGGCTCTGGAGATGATCACAGAGTTCGGCCAGCCCGTGACCATTCGGGCAATTACTGTCGGCGAGTACAACCCGGAAACTGGTACCGCACCGCCGGACACCATCACTGAGCAGACTGCCCAGGGCATCCTGCTTGACTTCACAGGCCAAGAATTCCAGAACAACAGCCTGATAAAGCAGGGCGACAAGAAGCTCAAGATCGCCGCGCAGGGGCTCGAGTGGGCGCCTGACCTGCTGAACAAAATCATCGTTCAAGGCCGCACCTGGTCAATCGTCCCGCCGCTGAAAGAGATCAATCCCGCCGGCACGCCAATTCTGTATGAGCTGCAGGTGCGATCTTGAGCCGGGCCGGCGCCGGACAATCCGGCAGCTTCGCCCTGAGCCTTGCCGAGTTCGCAGCCCAGGCCACCGAAGCCATCGACGCCAGCCTGCGCGATATCATTATCGAGGTCGGCAGTAGCGTCATCCGCATGTCGCCGGTGGGTAACCCGGAGATCTGGGCGCAGAACACCGTGGCCCGCCAGTACAACAAGGCCGTTGACGATCACAACAGCAGCCTGCGCAGCGATCCGGACAACCTGACGAAAGCGGGTCGACTCAAGCCAGGCCGCAAGCTGAACGACGGGATGGATATCGTTGCACCAGAAGGCTATGTCGGTGGGCGGTTCCGGGCCAACTGGCACCTTTCGATTGATGTCGTTGAGAACGTCACGTTTGACGAGGTTGACCCGGGTGGAGACGAGACGATTGCCGCGTTGGTTTCAGCCGTGAGCGACTTCACTGCTGGGCAGACTGCCTACCTCATCAACAATCTGCCGTACGCGATTCCGCTGGAGTTCGGCCATTCGACCCAGGCTCCCGGCGGCATGGTCCGCATCACCGTGGCCCGCTTCCAGCAGATCGTGCTGGAGGCCATCAGGAACAACCAGGTATGAGCCACAACATTATTGCCTCGATTTACGAGGCCAGGCTGATCAGCTGGGCGAAAGCATTGCCGGTTCCGTTGAAGGTCGTCGTCGAGAACGAGGCCTATACACCTGTGAACGGCGCGACCTACCTGAAGGCGTTCACTTTGCCGGCCGATACCACGAGCAATGCGCTCGCTGGTGACCACAAGCTGTTCACTGGAGTGTTTCAGGTCAGCATCGTGACACCATCGGGCAATTTTCGCGGCGCGGCCGGCGCGATCGCCGACCAGATTGCCGCGCTGTTCCCTCTGTACGAACGAATCACGAAGGGTACGCTCACCGTGGTGACCATGAGCCCGGTAGACCCAGGCCCCGGTATTCCGGACGACACCACCTTCACTGTACCTGTGTCGTTCCAGTACCGAGCCGACGCCAACTAAACCCGCCCGTTGGGCAACCCGGAACCCGCTATCGAGCGGGTTTTGTCATTTCTGCAAAGAGGAAACCCCATGAGCGTCAAGATTCCCAACGGCACTACCTTCGAGATCGCGGCCACCCTCAGCCTTGCGAAATCGTTCACCGCCATCAGCAACGCCAAACCGGCGGTGCTCACCGCAGCCGCGCACGGTCTGACCGATGGCGACGTGATCGTCATCGAATCGGCCTGGGCGAAGCTGAACGGCCGCCCGGCGCGCGTCATCGACTCCGACACCGGCGAGTTCGCGGCGGAAGGCATCGATACCACCAGCGTGAAGAATTACCCGGCTGGCTCCGGCGCCGGCAAGGTTCGCGAGGCGTCGGGCTGGACGCAGATCTCGCAAATCACCGAGCCAGCGGCGAACGGCGGCGAGCAGCAGTTCCTTACCTACGGTTTCCTCGAGGACGACGATGACCGTCAGCTGCCGACCACGAAATCGGCCAGCAGCATGACCCTGCCGGTAGCGGATGATCCATCCCAGGCATACGTCGCACTCGTTGAAGCGGCCGACGAAGACAAAGAGCCGCGCCTGATCCGCGCAAATCTCCCGGGCGGCGCAACGATCTACTACTACGCCTATGTGTCGATCACCGCGACCCCGACGTTGAGCCGCAACAACATCATGACGCGGACCATCACTCTTTCGTTCGCCTCCCGCCCAACCCGCTACAACGCCTAAGGGGTTCCCATGCCGAAGTTTTCCATTGCGCCGAAGCCGACGTTCACCGTCGATGTGGCGATCCCCCAAGTTGGCGGCAAGCCGGCAATGGTGCCGTTCACGTTCAAATACCGTGACCGCACGGCTCTGGCTGAACTGTTCGACACCTGGAAAGAAAGGGCAGAAGCCATCGGTGAGCGCTTCAAGGGGACTGAGCCGACGCTTTCTGAAATTACCGCCGCAGAGGTTGAGCAGGGCGTCGACCAGATCAAGGACCTGGTCGTGTCATGGGGTTTCACCGACAAGCTCAGCGATGAATCCATCACTGCCCTGGTGAAGAGCTGCATCGGCGTATCGGATGCCGTGGTGAAGGCCTACAGCGAAGCATTCGGCAAGGCCCGCTTGGGAAACTGACCGCCGCCGCCCGTGCGCTCTATGAGTCCGAAGGATCGGCGGAGCAGATGGCCTTGTTCGGCTTCTCGCCGGAGGACTACGACGAAACCGTCGAAGTCTGGCCAGACAACTGGCCATCCTTTCTCGTCATGGATGCGATGGGCACCCAGTGGCGCACTGGCGCATGCGGCGCTACCGGGCTCGATTATGGCGTTCTGCCTAATGTGATGAAGCTCGTCGGCATCCCGGCGAAGGATTGCCCCGGCGTCTTCCACGATATCCGTGCGATGGAAACGGAAGCCCTCTCTGTTATGGCGGAAGCCCGCGACAACAGCCCGTGAGAACGGGCACTTACTCAAGGTGAGTCGATGAACATTGCAGAACTCGGCATCAAGGTCGATTCGGCTGATGCCGCCAACGCTGCGACCGATCTCGACAAGCTGACCAAGGCTGGTGATCGCGCTGAGCAGTCCGCCGTCGGCCTGATGAACGAAATGCAGGCGCTGGAGAAGTCGCTGTCGAAAGGCGCGACCACCACGCAGGAACTGGCCAAGCAGCGCGAGAACCTGGCGAAGCTGACCAAAACCGGTGCGTACGGCGAGGCTGAGTTCACCAAGATCACCGCGCAACTGGATAAGCAGCAAGCGGCGCTGGCGAAGTCGACGCTGGATGAACAGAAAGCGCTGAACAGCCTGCTGGGCGCAATCGACCCGGCGAAGGCGGCGCTGGCCAAGCTGGACAAACAGGTTGAGGACCTGGGCAAGCATCTGGATGCCGGCCGCATTAGCCAGGATGAGTTCACTTCCGCGCTGGGCAAGATCGACAAGGACTACGCGAAGCTCGAAAAAACGGCGACCGGCTTCGATAAGCTGAAGCTGGGCACCCGCCAGGCTCAGGAAAACGTCGTTCAGCTGGGAAATGCGCTGTCCTCCGGCGACTGGGGGAGTGGCGTGCGTGCGGTGGCTCAATTGGGGGCGGGCGCTGGCGCATCAGCTGCCGGTCTTCTTGCCATTTTGGCGCCGATTGCGCTTGTCACCGCCGCGGTGGGCGCGCTCGCCTATTCCTACTACAAAGGCAGCGAAGAACAGGATGCCTACAGCAAAGGATTGATTCTCACCGGCAACTCGGCTGGGGTGAGCGCCGGGCAACTTAGCGAAATGGCGCGCCAGGTCAGCGCTACCGTGGGTACGACCGGCCAGGCCGCTGAAGTTCTGGCGCTGCTGGCAGGCAATGGCAAGATCGCCGGCGACAGCTTCGCAGGTATCGCCCAGGCCGCAGTGTCGATGCAGGAAGCGACCGGCAAAGCTGTGAGCGAAACGGTCGCCGAATTTTCGAAACTGGCAGACGACCCGGTCAAAGCGTCTGCAGCACTCAATGAGCAGTACCACTACCTCACGGCATCGGTTTACTCGCAGATCGCCGCACTGGAGAAACAGGGCGACCACGCTGGCGCGGTCAAGCTGGCAACTGAGCAATACGCCGACGCCATCAACGAGCGCACACCAAAGATTCTCGAAAACCTGAGCTTCTGGGAAAGGGCCTATAACGCCGTTGCGCGGGCCGCTGACTCACTGAAAAACGCAGGTCGTCGCGACATTGATTCGGAGATCGAGAGCGCGAAGGCTGGCCTTCTCGAAGCCGAGAACATGGACGGCCTGTTTCAAAGCAAAAAGTCCAAGGATGCGTTGATCGAATTCAGGCGCAATCGCTTGAACATGCTGGAGGATGAAAAGGCAGCGCAGGCCGATATCGCCAAATGGGATGGCGAGCAGGCGAAAGCCCAAGGTGATGCTGTTGTTGCCATGGGCAAAGTGGATGCGCTGACCAAATCCGCATACACCAGCGAGCAAAAGCGCGCGGAGGCACTCAAGGAATACAAAAAGCAGCTCGACGACATTCGCAAGGTCGCTCCGACGGATCCCCGGCTGAACCAGGCGGCCATCGATAAGAACATTGCGAACATCAACGAGCAGTTCAAGGACCCCAAGGCGCCGGCCGGCAGCGTCGACACCACCGGTTTCAACAACGCGAAGAACGCACTGGCCGAAACCCTGGCCTACTACAAAAACGCCGACAAGGAGTTGGAAGCATCCCAGCGCGCCGGCGTGATCAGCCAGGCCAGTTACACCGAGCAGCGCATCAGCCTGTTGAAGCAGCAGGCCGACGAAGTTGCCCAGGGCTACCAGGCGGAGATCGACGCGCTTGAAGCTGCCAAGGCGAAGAAGGGCACCACTGGTGCCCAGATCATCCAGATTGATCAGAAGATCGCCGACGCCCGAACCGCCATGGTCAAGGCTCAACAGGACAGCGACAGCGAACTGGCGGTCATTGCGACGAACGAAGAAGGGCGACTGCGTAAGCAGACGTTGGCCGTCAATACGTACACCAGCGCCTTGCAGCAACAGGTCGACACGCTTCGGCAGCAGGGCCTGCGCGCCGCATCGAGCCTCGGCCAGGGTGACCGGCAGCGTGCGCTGACTGATCAGCAGAACGGGATCGACGACCGCTTTAACCAGCAGCGGCTGGAATTAGCCAACCAATATGGCGACGGCTCGCGTGGCATGAGCCTCGACGAGTACACCCAGAAGCTGGCCGCACTGAAGGCCACCCAGCAGGACCTGCACGATACTGTGCAATCTAACTACGACGACATGACCGCTGCCCAGGGCGACTGGAGCGCTGGCGCGTCGTCGGCGTGGCAGAACTACTTGGAATCGGCTCGGGATGTCGCCGGGCAGACGAAGAGCCTTTTCACCAACGCGTTCAGCTCGATGGAGGACGCGATCGTCAACTTCGCCATGACCGGCAAGCTGTCGTTTGCGGACTTCACGAAGTCGATCCTGGCGGACATGGCGCGCATTGCCACACGACAAGCCAGTTCTGCACTGCTCGGTAGTCTGGTCGGTGCGGCTACCGGCTACTTCACCGGCGGCAGCGGCAATGGTCTCGCCTCTGGTTCTGCTGGCGCCGTCTCTTCGAATGCCGGCGCTTCTCAGGCCGGCTATACCAATGTCGACTTCTCGGGCTACCGCGCAGCCGGCGGTCCTGTGGCGGCAAACTCCCTGTATGAGGTCAACGAACTCGGTCCGGAGCTCTACAGCGAGGGTGGCCGGTCGTTCCTCATGACTGGCGCGAATGGCGGCAGCGTTACTCCGCTCACATCTGGGGCCAACCTTGCCGCAATGGGCGGTGGGAGCGCCGGCGGCGCGGCGCAGATCAATGTCCAGGTGATGGTGGCCAGCGACGGATCGACCAGCTCCACTACCGATGATCCGGCCTACCAGCAGTTCGGTAAGGACCTGGCCGACTTCGTCGATCAGCGTTACCAGAAGCTGGTGGCGGTGGATCTGCGCCAAGGCGGCAAAATCAACCGGGCAATCAAGGGGTGATCTATGGCAATTGAGCGATTCACCTGGGCAGTGGAGAAGGGCGCAGAGGGTGATATCACACAACGTGTCCGCTCCAAGAAGTTCGGCGATGGCTACGAGCAGGCCGTCGAGGATGGTCTCAACAATCAGTCGGAATCCTGGCCGGTGACCTTCACCGGTATGGCGTCCCGAATCTTGGAGATCAGGAAGTTCCTCGACCGGCACAAGGGCTCAAAAGGCTTTCTCTGGACGCCGCCCCTTGGCGTACTTGGGCTCTACAAGTGCACCGGCTACAAGCCCGTGCACCGTGGAGGCCAGGTCTACGCCATCACCGCCACCTTCCAGCAAACCTTTCACCCCTGAGGTAACGCCGCATGGCACTGATCACGGACATCCAGAAGCTGGAGCCCGGTGGCGAAATTCGCCTGTTTGAAATCGATGGCACGGAATACGGCGCCGACGTGCTGCGTTTTCATGCCCATGCGATTCCGCACGCGCCCGAAGAGCTGCTGGCCTACGAAAGCTCGGCAGAGGAACTACCCGCGAAATCGATCTGGTGGCAGGGCAATGAGTACGCGGCCTGGCCAGTGCAGATCGACGGCATCGGCGCCGACAGTAATGGCAGCGCTACGCGGCCAGTGTTCATGGCCGGCAACGTCAACGGACGCATCACGGCGCTGTGCCTGGCTTTCGATGACCTGCTGAAGTTTCAGCTGACCGTGCGCGAAACCCTGGCCAAGTACCTGGACGCGGCGAATTTTCCTGAGGGAAATCCGACTGCCGACCCAACTCAGGAGGCGCTGGAGATCTGGTTCATCGACCAGAAGACCGGCGAGGACGGCGAGGTTGTGCAGTGGGAGCTTTCTTCACCTGGTGAAATCGACAACCACGGGCTGCCGGGGCGCCAGATGACGACCTTCTGCCACTGGGCAATGACCGGGGGCTACCGCGGGCCGAACTGTGGTTACACCGGCGGGGCGATGTTCGATGACGACGACAATCCCACGGACGACCCGAGCAAGGACGAATGCAAGGGCGGGCTCAAGTCCTGCAAGTTGCGCTTCGGCCAGAACAACCAACTTCCTCACGGCGGATTCCCCGCGGTGTCCCTGATCGCCAGGAGCTGATCATGCGCAAGCACGTCTTGAGCGCCATGACGGCGCATGCCGCCGCGCAGTACCCGCGCGAGGCCTGCGGGCTGCTGCTGGCGATCGGCACGAAGCAGAAATATTACCCTTGCCGAAACAGCTCCATCGAGCCGACCGAAGAGTTCCGGATCGATCCCGAGGACTACGCCGCAGCGGAAGACGTCGGCGAGGTGATCGGAATTTTCCACTCGCACCCGGATGCAACCAGTCGGCCGTCACCACACGACTTGGCTATGTGCGAGTCCACGGCGCTGCCCTGGCACATCCTGAGCTGGCCGGAAGGAGACCTGCGAAGCATCACCCCGACCGGCAATACGCCGTTGCTCAATCGCCCATTCGTGCACGGCGCCTGGGACTGCTGGCAGGTCTGTGCTGACTGGTACAAGCGGGAGTGGGGGCTGGAATTCGAGGCCTTCAAGCGGGAAGAGGGGTGGTGGGAAAGTGCGGAGGCGGAAAGCCTTTATGAATCGAACTACGCAGCGGCGGGATTCGTTCGTGTGGACCGGCCGCAGCGCGGCGACATGATCGTTATGGCCGTCGGCCGCACGGCTCACCCGAACCATGCCGGAATTTACCTCGGCACCGATCCGGCGCTACCTGGAGAAGACTCGAACGCCTTCGGCCCCGGGCCATTTCTGCTGCACCACCTGTACGGGCGCCCGAGCGAGATCATCGTCTTCGGTGGCCCTTGGCTCGAACGTTCCAGGCTGATTCTTCGGCACGTCGATGCAAAATCAATGGAGACGGCCGGGAATGCCCCGGCCTAATTTCACTGTTTTTCTTCGAGATCTTCAACACGTTTGTGCAACTCGATCACAGCCTTTGCCAAATCAGCTATTGCAGCATGTGCTGCCTTAGCAAACTCTTGGCCTCGTTGATCCTGTGGGGCATTCCGCGCCATATGGTTAGCGTTTTGCTCGGCTGATCGCAATATTTGATTGAGATATGTTGCACTCACATCGACCTCCTAGGTCGTCAGTTAGCGCCAGGATTGGCGCAATCCCAGTCCTTGGGTTTGTAGGCAAAGGACTGGGGGTTATCCATTGCTTGAAGGCAGAAGGCTACTACGCAGAGTGGCGATGTGTTACTGGGGATTCGTACAGCTCGTGATATCGTTATGCCTTTACCAACGGATGCGATCGATGAAAGTAAAAAATTGGGAAGGCTGGGAACCTGAATGGCTCAAGCTCACCGAACATTTTCAGAGCGCCCCGGGGGTGCCTGGCGCGTATATCATCTGCGCCGATCATGCGATACAGCGCGCAGTTGGTTCAGATGAACATGGTGTTTTGACCATTGGCGAATCGGATAACTTGCGCCGTCGGCTCTCTGCGTTTGTTCGATGCGCCAAGAATCCAGGTAAATCCGGCCACATGGCCGGATGGCGCTTCAATTACGCGTCTTTCGAAAAAGTTTTCCCATTAGAAACTCTCTGGGTCACCTGGTACCCGACAGTTGATAAAGCGGCCGCGTATGCAAAGGAAGGTGAAATGCTCGCGCTCTATTTGGCAGAGCACTACGAACTCCCTCCGCTCAACTACAAGTTCAATTGGCCAAAACTGGAAGCTTGAGCGCTGGTTGGTCGGCCTGTACCACGATAAAGTCAGATCCTTTCAGGACGAGGAAGAATCATGCGGATTTTGATAGGGGCGGTGGCGGTTATGTTGCTGGCCGGTTGTGCTTCGACTGCAATTTCAGTGAGAGACGCGAAGCCGGTTCCGTCAGACGAGGTTTACGCATTCCAGTCAAAGCCCTCTGGCGCCAGTGGGAAAATAACGGTAGTTCGTGACTCAGGTGCGGTCGGTTCGGGCTGCGATATAGTCGTTTATGTGGATGGCAGAAAGGCAGCAAAAATCGGTACCGGCCAGCGCGCATCGTTCTATCTTCCTCCTGGCACACCCAACCTTGGTGCCGGGTTGGCTGGAACCGGCCTGTGCGCAGGTGCAGCGATTCGCACTATCTCGGCAAATGTTCAAACGGGGAAGGAAAGCCTTTATAGGATCAGCGGCGACATGGCAGGTTTCTATATCGGTCCGTACGTCGACTACAACTAACTCAAATTCAAATAGCCGCCTTCGGGCGGTTTTTATTGCTTGGAGAAAAGCAATGTACGAAACGGCGATCGAGTATCAGCCTATGATTACGATCCGCTTGTATGGCCAATTACGCCAGTTCGGACGCTCCTTCCGACTGTCGGTAAAATCGCCGGCGGAGGCAATTAAAGCGCTTTGCGTGCAGATTCCCGGCTTCGAGCGCTTCCTCTCCAACGCCAAGTCTCGCGGAATGGAGTTCGCGGTGTTTCGCGGGAAGACCAACATCGGTGAAGCCGAGCTTGATTACAGCGGTGGCGGAGATATCCGCATCGCCCCGGTCATCGTCGGCAGCAAGCGCGGTGGAATCTTGCAGACCATCGTCGGCGCAATCCTTATTGTCGTTGGCGTACTCGCGGCGGCTACGCCATTTGGTACACCGCTGATTGGCGCGGGTATCGGCCTGGTCGCTGGTGGTGTAATCCAAATGCTCAGCCCTCAACCGAAGGGTTTGAAGACGAGTGCTGCCCCCGAGAACACTCCCGGCTACGCGTTTGGTTCTGCAAAAAACACAACTGCGAGCGGCAATCCTGTTCCTCTGTGCTACGGCAAGCGTCGGGTGGGTGGGGCGATCATCAGTGCCGCGATTTATGCCGAAGACCAAATGTAGCCAGTCGTCGCAACATCACAGCCGCCCATGAGGCGGTTTTTTATTGCCTGGAGGAAAACATGGGTGCAGCACATCAATTGGACGTTTTCGGCGCTAAGGGTGGGTCGGACAAGCCTAAGACCCCGACCGAAGCACCGGACAGCTTGCGCTCGGTGGCCATGGCGAAAATTCTCATAGCGATGGGAGAGGGTGAGTTCGCCGGCAATCCGACGGCGCAGGATATCTATCTCGACAACACGCCACTGCAAGATCCACAAGGGAACATGAATTTCCCAAACGTGAAGTGGGAGTATCGCAACGGCTCGATCGAGCAGGATTACATCCAGGGTATCCCCTCCGTAGAAAACGAGACCACCTTGGGCATTGAGTTGCGCAGCGGCACTCCTTGGGTAAGAGCCATCAGCAACACCGAGCTCTCTGCTGTGCGCCTGCGCTTCTCCTGGCCGGCCCTGCAATCAGTTGATGCCAACGGCAATGTGAACGGGTACCGGATTGAGTACAAAGTTGAGCTGGCCACCGATGGGGGCACCTATCAGGAAGTACTCAGCGAGGCAGTTGATGGCAAAACCACCACCGTATATGAGCGCACTCGCCGCGTTGATCTGCCCGCTGCAACAAGCGGGTGGCTGATGCGCGTTACACGCATCACGCCTAACCAGAACAACAACAAAATCGCCGATACGATGCAGATCGCTGGTTTCACCGAGGTAATCGACGCAAAGCTTCGCTACCCAAATACCGCACTGCTTTACATCGAGTTTTCGGCCGAGCAGTTCCGCAGCATCCCAGCGGTAACCGTCGACACCAAGCTGAAAAAGGTGCCGGTACCGAGTAATTACAATGCTGAAACTCGGTCCTACACCGGTGTTTGGGATGGCACATTCAAGCAGGCCTGGACTGACAACCCCGCGTGGATGACATATGACATCACCGTCAGTGACCGCTTTGGCCTGGGCCGGCGCATCAAGCCGTGGCAGGTGGACAAGTGGGAGCTCTACCGGATCGCCCAGTATTGCGACCAACTGGTCCCAGATGGAAAGGGTGGGCAAGAGCCGCGCTTTCTCTGCAACCTCAACCTTCAGGGCAAGGCTGACGCCTGGTCGCTACTGCGCGATATCTCGGCCATCTACCGGGGCATGACCTACTGGGCGCAAGGCCAGGTCTTCACGCTGTCCGACATGCCGCGCGCGACCGATTTTGACTTCGCTTACACCCGGGCGAACGTTGTCGACGGCAAGTTCACTTACTCGAGCGCATCGGAGCGGACCAGGTACAGCCGCGCTCTGATCAGTTACGACAACCCGGAGAACAACTACGACACCGACGTAACGGCGGTGACCGATACCAAGCTGCAGCGGCGCTACGGCGACAATGTGCTCGAGATCAGCGCGATCGGTTGCAACCGCGAGTCTGAGGCTCAGCGCCGGGGCAAGTGGGCTCTGCTCACCAACTCCAAGGATCGCGCCGTCAGTTTCCGCGTTGGACTTGATGGGCGCATTCCACTGCCTGGCTACGTCATCCCCATTGCGGACGAGCTCCTCGCGGGCCGGCCGATAGGTGGGCGCATCTCCGCAGTTGCGGGCCGCACTGTCACGCTGGATCGCGATACCCAGGCCAAGGCAGGGGATCGGCTGATCTTGAACCTGCCGAACGGCAAGTGTGAAGGGCGCACCGTGCAGTCTGTGTCCGGCCGCGCTTTGACTGTGACCGTCGACTATTCGATCGCGCCTGAGCCTGAATTGATTTGGGCACTGGATGCCGACGACCTGGCCGTGCCGCTGTACCGGGTGACCGCCGTTTCTCGTCCGGAGGCGGGCGTCTTTGAAATCTCAGCTGTCCAGTACGACCCGAGCAAGTTCGCGCACATCGATACCGGCGCTCGCCTAGAAGAGCGGCCGATCAGTGTCATTCCGATCACCGTGGTACCGGCACCGGCAAGCGTTACCCTGATTGCAAACTCGGTCGTGTCCCAGGGCATCGCCGTTGCCACCATGACCATCACGTGGCCCGCGGTAAACGGCGCAGTTGGTTATGACGTGGAATGGCGAAAGGACAGCGGCAACTGGATCAAGCTGCAGCGCACCGGCGGTACCAGCGTCGACGTTGTTGGCATTTATGCCGGCGCCTACGTGGCCCGCGTCCGCGCGGTAAGTGCTTTCGACATCTCGTCGATCTGGCGCAACTCGATCCTGACCAACCTCAGCGGCAAGCAGGGGCTGCCGCCGGCGGTGTCGTTCCTCACGGCATCGCCGCTGCTGTTCGGCATCTACCTGAAGTGGGGTTTCCCGGCTGGCGCCGAGGACACCCAGCGCACGGAAATCTGGTATGGGCCGTCGACCAGCCTTGAAGCGGCAGCCAAGCTGACGGACCTGTCGTACCCGCAAAGCGACTTCTCGATGCTCGGCCTGGCCGCCGGCGTGACCTTTTACTTCTGGGCGCGCCTGGTCGACCGGATCGGCAATATCGGTCCGTGGTATCCAGTGGGACTGGGTATACAGGGGCAGTCGAGTTCCGAGGCTGCGCCGATTCTGGAAATGATCGCCGGGCAGATTGGCCGCACAGAGCTGGGCCAGGACATCCTCGACGAAATCGATAAGATTCCTGGCCTGCAGGACCAGATCGACGCCCTGGACGACATCCTGCTGTACGACCCGGCCAAGACCTACGCCGATGAGGACATGGTCCGCCTGGGTCAACGGTTGTACCAGGCCACCGGTGCGGTGCCGACCAACACGTCGCCGCCGAACCCGGCCTACTGGCTGGACATTGGCAAATCGATCGAGACGGCCAACGGGCTGGCGCAGCAGGTTGCATTCAACACGGCGGATATCACCGAGCTCGACGGTGAGATCACGGCGCAGGCCACTGCCTTTCAGGCATTGAGCGCTGCTTACCGGGACGACAACGGGGAGGGCGATCTCGCCGACGCGTTGAAAGGCTGGAGCAGCACGGCGGCGATCGCGAGCGAAGAGAAGGTTAGGGCCTCGGAAAATCTGGCAATTGCACAGAAGACGGAGACCCTGACGTCAATCGTCGGCGAGAACCAGGCAGCGGTCACCGACCTGCGGCAGACCGTGGCCACCGACAAAGAGGCGACGGCCACGGCGATCACGCAGGTGAACGTGAAGGTTGGCGAGAACACCGCAGCCATACAGGAAACGGCCACGGCCTATGCCGACACCGCAGGCAAGCTGTCGACGATGTGGTCGGTGAAGATGCAGCTCACTGCTGACGGTAAGTACGTCGCCGCCGGCATCGGTCTGAGCATTGAAAACACCGGTGCCGGTTTGCAGAGCCAGTTCCTGGTCAGCGCGGACCGGTTCGCGATCGTCAACACCATCGCAGGCGGCGCGATCTCGGTCCCGTTCGCGGTCCAGGGTGGCCAGGTGTTCATGAACTCCGCCTTCATTCAGGACGGCACCATCACCAACGCCAAGATCGGCAGCTACATCAGCTCGACCAACTACATCGCCGGCCAGCAAGGCTGGATTCTCAACAAAGACGGAACACTGGAGATCAACGGCATCGTTCCCGGTCAGGGGCGGCTGGTGATCAACTCGTTGAACGTGTCGGTCTACGACGCGAACAACGTGCTGCGTGTCCGTCTTGGCTATCTGGGGTAATCAATGGCTCTATTTGGCCTGCGTGTCTTTAACGAGAGCGGTCAGCTCGCCATGGACACCAATTCATTCACCTACCAGGTGCTGTGGCAAGGTGTCATCGATTTCAGCGGCGCCGTGCCCAGCTACACAATCAGCATCCCTGGCTTCAACCCGGCAAACTGCGTGTTCATGATCATTCCCACCAGAGCGCAGGACGTGCAGACGGCAGAGAACGACGGCTTGGGCAACACCAAGTCATACCCCTACGTCACTACCGGCGCAGGGGTCGTGACCGTCTTGCCGAAAAACCCCTCAGCGGGTGCCGCCATTGGGCAAACACGGATCGTCGCCAAGGGCTACGCGATAAGGTTTTCGACATGAGCTATGGCTTTCAGAGCATCAACGACAGCTCCTTTGTTCAGATTGACTCCGAGTTACCTCGGTTATGTATGCTGACTAGAGGGAGCTACGCCGGCACCACGGATGCGTCAGGGGTTTTCGCCAGGCCCATAACCAGCCAGGATCCGCCGATTGTGTTCATACGACCGGATGCCGGAGTGATGCAGGTTCCGATCTCTGTATGGTTCACCGGCGGCCCCGGGAACTGGACCGGCTTCTCGATGAAGGCTTCAGTCGTTACTGCCTCGCTGAGCGGGCAGTATTTGGTCGCAGCCTGGGCTTCGATGGGCACCGCCGCATACGGCATGCGTTTGTGGGGGCCGACCGGCGCCCTGGTTTACGACAGCGGTGCCCCGGCGGTTGTCGTGACCTACGCCGCTGGCAACTGGGTTTATCTCGGTGATGAGGTGCTTACCGTCGGGCGACGCTATATCTGGGCGATAAACAAGCTGCTCGGCGCCGGCGAATATATCTCGCTCAATCCGTTCGCCATGAACTGCCATAACGCCTCCTCTGGTGGTGGCTGCGCCCTGGGCGTGGATTACGCCAATGGCCAAATCAGGATGTACAGCCTCGCGACAAACGCCTGGACCGACCAAGGTCACCGGCCATTTCTTTGCGCCAAATTACTGGCCTGAGCTTTACTTTTTTGGAGATAACCAATGCCCTGGTACAAATCAGGAACGGTCTCTGTCACCTTGAATTCCAACGCCGTGATCGGCACGGGTACTGCCTTCCTTTCCAATGGTCGGGTGGGCGATGCGTTTCGTGGGCCGGACGGCGGTTGGTATGAGGTCACCAACATTGCCAGCGACACTGCAATGTCGATCTCGCCGGCGTACAAGGGTGCAACCAACGCAGCAGGTGCTTATGCCCTTGCGCCAATGCAGGGCTACGTCAAGGATTCCGCCGATGCGTTGCGTGCATTGGTCAATGCCTATGGCCCCAAGTTGGCCGCCCTTGGCACAACCGGCAACTACGACATCTTGCCCATTACCAAAGGCGGCACCGGTGCTGCGAATCAGGCTGATGCTCGCGCTGCTTTTGGACTTGGCTCTGCGGCCGTGGTGGAGATACAGACCAGCGTCATCGATGCGACGGCAGGCCGGGCAATGATCAACGGCGCATGGGGCTGGGGTGCTCTGTCATCCGATAATCCTGCCGACTTGAACGCGATCGCGGTCAGCCAGAAATTCGGGATCAATACAGGCGCCTCGAACATCCCCTGGGCATTGGGTAGCACCACTGTGCCGTTCGCTGCTGGTTCAAGCGGTATTGCGATGACCTGGACCGCGAATCATCAAAGTCAAATCATCGTAAACCGCACGGCTTCGATGGTCGCGCTGCGTCGCAAAAGCGCAGGGGTCTGGGCGCCGGATGACTACTTCTGTCTGTACCCGACCGGGCAGACATTTCTAAGCGTTGCCCAGGGCGGCACCGGCGTTACCTCGCTCTCAGCTCTGTTGGCCGCGCTAGGACTGACCGATGCATACAAGAAGTCCAATGTCGTCGGCACCGTAGGTCAAACGGCGGGCGTCCCTACTGGTGCATTGATGGAGTCCGGGTCTAATGCTAATGGGTCCTACTGGCGATTCGCAAATGGATTGCAAATCTGTGCAGGAAATCTAATTAGCGGAGGAACCGCCACAACTCAAGGTTCGATCTTTATTTCTACGCCAGCCTCCGGGAGTTTCCCGATTTCCTTCGCGGCGGCGCCGTGGGTAGTTGCTAGCGGGCTATACAATGCCTCGGGACAAGGGTGGGCAACGCAAGCAACTTTTTCAACAACTACAACGTGGGGCAACTGGGCGGTGTGCTTCGGCGCATCAAACGGAAGCGCCTCGACAATAAGCGTCATTGCAGTAGGAAGGTGGTTCTGATGCGCATCAATCTATCCCCGCAGCGTCGGGATGACACTCTTGAAGTTATCAAAACCGGTGACGTCCTGACCGTAAACGGTGAGGATTTCGACTTCTCGCCGATTGGTAATGGCGACACACTGCCTGCATCAGCCATCGCCTCGGAGTGGTTTTTCGATAAGGTTGATCGGATCGACGGCGAGCTTGTCTTAACTCTGATATTGCCAAACCCGTTTAATTATAGTCCTGAGCAGGCATTCCCGGTGCCGCTGGAAAACGTTCCAGAGGGTCTTGTTGTATTTCCCGGCCCGCTACCAGAGCTTGAAGTTGAAACAGATCCCGAGGGTGTTGAATGAATATCGATTGGTCCCAACTAATTACCAAGGCCATGAAAGACTCTGCAGCTCAAGCCGCTCAGCTCGCGAGTGCAAAAGCTGAGCTGTCCTCCAGGAACACCAGCGCACTGGCGCAGATCGCCCGCATCCAGGAACGTATAAACACCATCGGATTCGGCATCGAGGTAGGCGAGGCTACGGAAGAAGACGAGGCTGAGCAGGCTGCTTTGCTCCTCAGCGTGAAGGCCTGGAAGACCTACAAGTTCTCGCTAGGCAAGGTGACGAGCCAGCCGACCTGGTACGGCACGCCTGTGTGGCCAGTCGAGCCGTCCGTGCCCGTAATCGTGGCTGACCCTGAGTCACCACCCGCGTTCGATATTAAAACCGATTAATCGGGCATCGCGTGATCGATGACGGGTCACTACGTGCGATGGATATAGTTAATTTTAGTTTATTTTAAAAGCCTGATGATAAATCTGGAGTGGTAGGCCCAGCGCCCAAGGGGTCTCCATGTGTTACTCCTTCGCCACATCCCGATCGTCCTCTACAGCTTATAATCGCAACTTGAGTCGTTACTCTCCTGCATACTCCTTTGTTAACGAATTCATCAAGGTACTCGGGTTTTATTCCGTAAACCTGAATGTCACCCTCTGCCCAAGAATTACCCTCGCCTAGATGTCGGACTGGGGTCCAGGTCGTCATTTGTAATTCGGTTGGATTTACAGCTGCGTTAATTGTCGAGGCCCTATCTCCATCTGCTGGGACAATGGATGTTACTTTGAGTCGGGTCGCGCAATAAGCATATCCGGGCTCTACGGGCACTACATAATTTGTTTCCTCACCCACCGGTGCGGCCGTCGCAGTTTGGGTTCCGAGAGTTACGTAGGCAGGATTCACGCCCATGGCACCGGATATTGAAGCGATTATCGCAGTTGCCTCCCTAGATTGAAGATACCAATCTAATCCATGCGGGGCACGCACAGCATCATAATGAAGCGGAGTTACTACAAACAAATTTCGTGGATATGCAGCATGGGCCGTAAGTGGGAGTATGAGCAGAGAAAAAATTGTTGTGAAAGTGATATGAAGTTTTTTCATTGTGTTGCTCCTGTTATCTATGGTTTAACATAGCCGGTTATCCGTGTTTCGTAATATTAATTGGAAATAAATTAAATTACCTAATGTATGGGTTCTGCTGTTTCGTAGTTGTTACAGTTGGTTCGTTGTTGATTCGAAGTTGCAATTTGAATGGGTGATGCAGTATCGAATTGCTATGGTTTTTTTAAAAAATTGAACGGTTCTGATTGGAGAACAAGTTATGCCCATTACCGCGCAGCAACTGCTGCAGATGCTCCCAAACGCCGGCGCCAACGCCGGCGTTTTTGTTCCTCTCCTGAACACGGCGATGCAGCGGTACCAGATAGTCGGGATCAAACGCGCTGCAGCGTTCATTGCGCAGATCGGCCATGAGTCCGGCCAGTTTCAGTGGGTTCGTGAGATTTGGGGCCCGACCGCTGCGCAGCATGGGTACGAAGGCCGCGAAGACCTGGGCAACACCGTTCCGGGGGACGGCCGGAAGTATTGCGGGCGCGGCCTGATCCAGATCACCGGCCGGGCGAACTACGCCAAATGCGGCGAGGCGTTGGGCCTGGACCTGATCAATCACCCCGAGCTGCTGGAATTGCCGCAGCATGCCGCGATGTCAGCGGCGTGGTTCTGGAAGCAGAAGGGGCTGAATGACTTGGCCGATCGGGATCAGTTCAACACCATTACCCGGCGCATCAATGGCGGTTTGAATGGGCTGCAGGATCGCCTCGAGATCTGGGCGCGTGCGCGGAAGGTGCTAGTGTGATTGCCGTTCCGTGGAAGTTTGTCGGCACGCTGGCGCTGGTCCTGCTGGGCGCCGCCAGTGCCTGGCAGTTCCAGGACTGGCGCTACACCGCGCAACTGGCCGAGCAGGCCCGCTCCCACACCGACACCCTCAACCAACTAGCCATGGTCGGCGCCGCAGCGCAGAAGGCCGAGCAGGATAAGCGCCTCGCGCTCGAGCAGCGACTGGCAGCCAGCGACAAAAACCATTCCGAGAAATTGACCAATGCCCAAAAAGATCAGGCTCTGTTGCGCGATCGCCTTGCCACTTCTGATCTGCGGCTGTCAGTCGTCCTCGCCCAGGGTTCAGCCGGTGGCTGTTCAGTGCCTGCAACCGCCGGCACCGGCGGCGTGGTTCATGGAGCCATACGAGCCGAACTTGACCCAGCGCATTCTCAACGAATTGTTGCCATCACCGATGAAGGTGATCGGGGACTGATTGCGCTGGCTGCCTGCCAGGCCTACGTGCGCGAGATCGGTACGCGCCCCTAAAACAGCTTTCTGTTTTGGAGCACCAGCGGTAAACAGGATCAATGAACAGCCGAAGACCTGGGAACTGGCACGCGATCAAACTTAGAAATCTCTTTGATCCAAAAGCGACGGTATTTAGTTTGATCTGGCGCCAACGGCTTGTGATTAGACCAAGAGTGAGAAGCTTTCATGCTGGCGCGATACTCCTCCCACTCCTTTTCCTCCGCCACATCTTTTGCTGTCTTTTCGTCGTCGAACCATCCGAGGACGTACACTTCGCCTTGGTCCTGTCCATGCTCAATGAGAAGGTAAATATTGTTCATCAGCTTTGCCTTTGTCGCGCTCAATCGGGTTAAGCCTCGAATATGAGGCATTCCAGTGCTATCGGCCGTTCTCATTAGATGTTGAGCGTCGGCTTGGGATGAGCGTTATCCGCGTTCCCAGTGATGGCCTGAGGCTATTCTTGCCGGTGGTGACAGGTTGGCTCATCATCACCATTCACCGATTTGATAGACAGCCGCACATGGACAAGCAACTGGCGGGACTTTCAATCCTCATGACTATTGTCTGGGTTTCTGCGGTGTTACTGGTCATGTATTGGATGTCGCACTGAAGGTAATGGCTTTGGATAATGTAGTGCTCGGAGACAAGATGAAGCGCGAGGCCGACCGTCTGCTGGCCCAGATCGGGCGCGCTGATTCGATGATTGTTGCGGTGAAGGCCGGCGCCCGGGCAGAAGGGTTCGTGCTGGGCTTGGAAACGGCCGGAGCATTGAGGGCCGGCGACGCGGAGCGGCTCTACATCATCTTCGAAACAGCGCTGGAGGACCGCCTCAAAGCGCTGGCGTCTTAGAAAAGTTCCCCGTCTTGGGGCTGCTCCTCGACCGGCTGTATCAGAAAGTGGCCCTGGTTTCGAACATTGCCAATGGCTCGGTCGACCTTGAACCACTCGAATGCCTGCGTCGGCTCACCCTGCAGCAATACCATTTGTTCGGCCCGCTCTTTCGGTGTTGCCGGATCCAGCCATTCGCGAGCCAGTTCCGGCGATAACGCCACGGGGCGCCGGTCGTGGATGTCCACCATGCCGCCGGCGCTGTCGGCAGTGATGATCACGAATCCATCGTGTTCGCCTAGCTCATGCTCTGCATTCGGGTATTGGCCGATGGCCGCGCACAGGATCGGCGACTGGTCTCGATGGCGAATAAGGTAGGGCTGCTTTTTCGGTTCGCCTTCGTCCACCCACTCAAACCAGTTGTTGATCGCGATGATTGCCCGGTGCGGCCAGATTGCACGGAAGAACGGGCCGTGGGCGACTGTCTCAACCCGGGCATTGATCGGGGCGGCACGATCCTTGGCCCAATGCGGACGCCATCCCCAGCGCACCATGTCGGCGTGCAGGTATTCACCCTCTTGGTGGAAGAGAGCCAGTTGCGTCGATGGAGCGGCGTTGTAGCGATCGAATGCCTGATCACCGGTAGTGTTGACCAGGGCATTGGGCATGCTCAGCGCCGCCACGAAGTCGTGGATGCCGCTGTATTGAGAAAGTCGTCCGCACATTGATGAATCCTCAAGCCCGAACAAAAAGCCTAGTTCAAGGGGCGATCTGTACGATGGTGTTTGCCCGTCGCCTTTTCGAGCTTCCCGGCGAGCTCACTGATGTGCTTGTTCTGAGCCATGAGCTGCCAATTAGTTTTTGTCTCAATATCCGTCGCTCTCCGGTTTGCTTCGGCCGTTTCCGCCTTTGCGGCGGCGAGTTGCGTCCGGAGCGTGTCGCGCTCCTTGGCGGCTTCCGTGTGCATCTCGACCAGTTGGTAGATCTTCTGGCGAGCTTGGCGCAGTTGCAGGGTCAGTTCCTGGACTTCGTTTTCATACACACGCAACGAATGCCTGCAAGTTTCGAGCGGTGTCGGGCTACCGAGCCAGTCGTCGGTGTCTTCTATTTCGTGCGAGTCCATCGGTGCGCCTTACCAACACTGTTTTTATATACAGTAATTGAGGCGGAGCGATTAGGTGATAGGTTGGTGACGAACAGTCTCGGCTTCAGTCCGGAGTCATCATGAGCGCGAGCGTCATGTTGATGAACTCCTCATTCCGGTCGATTGCTACCAGGGCGCTGCGCACGTTGTCAGCGACATCGGCTGAGCCGCTGGCGTCGACCCAGTTCGAGAGCTCCATGATGGCGGCTTCCAAGGCGAGTTGGTTTTCGTTGATTTTGAAGAGCAGGGAAGGCAGCAAATCTGAATTTGGCATGACTGGATCCTCGGTTATGAGGTCAGCGTAGCACCGAGTTGCATGAAGGTTTTTTAACGGTCGGCAGGACACCGGAGGAGGGAGTGTTGGCGGGAAATTCTTCCCCAAAACGCAACCGTTTTGACCAATGTTTATTGGGTTCAGAAGAGTCGCAAAAGTGGGTGGTTTTTTATGCTGGTTCTGGACTCAAGGCCTTGATTTAAAAGGCCTTGATTGGTTTTTATGCGGCATCCCAGGCTTTGACACCCAAATTGCGGCGCCGGATGCTCTGGTGCTATGCAGGATCGGCATAACGTTATCGCTCCGTTGAGCTGCTGATAACCTTTTTCTGACTCAAAAAGGACAAGATTTTCTGGGCCGCAATCATTTCAAGACATGCGGAAACATTGGTCTGCATGGAAGGCTTTGGAGATTGATTGCGGACCGGAAAACCTATCACAAGGCGCGTCCTGATTGATTTCCTCTCGGGACTTAAAATCCCCCGCTCGTAAGGGCGTGCCGGTTCGATTCCGGCTTCGGGCACCATGAATATCAAGGGCTTGCATGAGATACCTCATGCAAGCCCTTATTTTTGCCTGACGAAAACCCTGGTTCATTCACAAGCCCCCGCAACAGCCTTCTCCGCCCGCTGAATCTCCTGTTTCACATCAACGGTAATACGCTGCTCCTTGAGCTGTTGCCCGAGGAAGGTTTGATCGCCGCGGGACCTCACTTCGGCATCGGTCGCTGCCACCTTCGCCTCGACGGTCGCAGAGTGTTCGGAAATGACGGCTTCGACTTCTTCTTTGGTGTTAGCGGTGTCCAGCGCGTGGATGAGCTTGCCGACGTCTTCTTTTTCCGATTCGGCGTAACCCTCTACCGACAGGCCAGCGACCATCGCGCGGGCTTCGATTTCCGCCGATTTCAGATGGTCGCGCGCAACCTGGCACAGCTCGTCCTGGCGCCGATCCTTGATGGCTTCCCAGGCGCTTAATCCATAAGCCCCGGCACCTATGCAGGCCGCGACGACCGCAGCGCCAATCAATCTGCCTTTCAC